CGTAGCGATGACGATCTCGACTCTATTTTTGCCTCTGGGGAAATGATGGCCAAGTATGCCAGCAAACGTGCTGGCATTGGTTTAGAAATTGGACGCTTACGTCCATTAGGTAGTCCCATCCGCGGTGGTGAGATTATGCACACAGGTATGATACCTTTCTTGAAGAAGTGGTTCGGAGACCTGCGCAGTTGCAGTCAAGGAGGTATTCGTAATGCAAGTGCTACTGTTTTTTATCCTATTTGGCATCATCAGTTTGATGATCTTATTGTACTTAAAAACAACCAAGGAACAGAAGAAACCCGAGTCCGTCATATGGATTATGGGGTTGTGCTTAGTGCTTTCTTCTGGAGACGATTCAAGAACAAAGAAAACATAACATTCTTTGATCCCAACGAAGTGCCTGATTTGTATGAAGCATTCTATCAAAACACAGAACGTTTTGAAAAGCTCTATTGCGAATATGAACAGCGCAAAGACCTAAGAACAAAGACCATGAGCGCCGAAGAGGTATTCAAGTCGGGCATCTTGAAAGAACGCACAGATACAGGACGTATCTATCTTGTGTTTGTTGACAACGTGATGAGTCAAGGTCCATTTGATCCTGAGTATCACACCATTTATCAGAGTAATCTTTGCTGTGAAATACTTTTACCTACTAAATCCTTTAAACGTCTGGATGACAGCGATGGTCGTATCGCACTTTGCACACTGGGCTCAATCAATTGGGGTGCGTTCCGTAACCCAGAAGACATGCGCCGTGCTTGTCGCATACTGCATCGTAGCCTCAACAACATTCTTGACTATCAAGACTTTCTTTCCATCCAGTCTAAACTCTCCAACGATGAAATCAGACCGCTGGGAATTGGAGTCACAAATCTTGCCTACTGGCACGCCAAGCGAAGCTTCCGGTACGGAGAGCGAGACTCCCTGGCTGAAGTCAAGACGTGGATGGAACATCAAGCCTACTACCTGACTGAAGCATCAGTTGAGCTGGCCAAGGAACGTGGTCGTTGCGAACACAGTGACAAAACACGTTATGGTAAAGGAATCTTTCCTTGGGAACTACGTGCCAAAGGTGTTAACGAACTCACAGACTTTACTCCAGAACTGAACTGGGAAGGCCTACGTGCAGAAATGCGCAGTTATGGTGTGCGCAACGCCACACAAATGGCCATTGCTCCTGTGGAGTCTAGCTCTGTAGTGATCAACTCTACCAACGGCATCGAAATGCCCATGAGCTTGATCAGTGTAAAAGAATCCAAAGCAGGTTCACTCACACAAGTTGTGCCCGAGTATCACAAGTTGAAAAACAAATATCAACAGATGTGGGCACAGAAAGACTGTGACGGATATTTGAAAACAGCGGCTGTGTTGGCAGCCTACATTGATCAGTCCATTAGCACAAACACATTTTACAATCCTGCACACTTTGCTGACCGTAAGGTGCCAACTACATTGATTGCCAAGAACTTGATGCAGGCACACTACTGGGGATTGAAAACATTCTACTACAGTTTAATCAACAAAGCAGGATCAAAACAAAAAGCCGACGAGGCAGCTCCATTGGAGGAAATTGATTTTAATCTTGAGGAAGACTGCGAAAGTTGTAAACTGTGAACAGTCTAGAAAAGATATGGGCACGAGCTACCGGACACTTGATGGGCGAATCAGATCATGATCGTCCTGATGTGCCTATATTGACTCTTCAGGAAGCCCGGATAGCCTTGTTCTTCAAAACGTTTTGGGTTATAATACATATTATAACTTGTGGCTTTATTATAGCCAATACAATCAGACACTGGTAAAGAGAAAAAAATGTCAAAACAACAATACAATTTAAAAACAAAAACTGATTACCTTAGTCGCAAGATGTTCCTGGACCCTGCAGGTCCTGTAACCATTCAACGATTTGAAGAAGTCAAATACAACAAGATTGCCAAGTACGAGCAAGAGGCACGAGGATTCTTTTGGATTCCTGAAGAGATCTCATTGACCAAAGACTCACAAGACTTCAAAGATGCGTCAGACACTGTCAAACACATCTTTACATCAAACCTACTGCGTCAAACAGCACTGGATAGTTTACAAGGTCGTGGTCCAAGTCAAATCTTTACACCTGTAGTGAGTTTGCCAGAACTAGAAGCCTTGGTTTATAATTGGACATTCTTTGAAACCAATATTCATAGTCGTAGTTATAGTCACATTATTCGCAACATCTACAATGTGCCCAAGGATGTGTTCAACACAATCCACGACACCAAAGAAATTGTGGACATGGCATCAAGTGTGGGCAACTACTACGAAGAACTGCACATGGTCAACTGCCGCAAACAGCTAGGTGAAGCAGTCACTGAACACAAACACGTCAAATCAATTTATATGGCTCTACATGCCAGCTATGCACTAGAAGCATTCCGCTTTATGGTATCGTTTGCCACCAGCTTGGCCATGGTAGAGAACAAGATCTTTATTGGTAACGGCAACATCATTCAGTTGATCTTGCAGGATGAAATCTTGCACAAGGAGTGGACTGCGTTCTTGATCAATCAAGTGGTCAAAGAAGATCCACGCTTTGCTGCCGTCAGAGCAGAATGCGAACGTGAAGTGTACCAACTGTACCTGGATGTGATCCGCGAAGAAAAAGAGTGGGCTGATTACTTGTTTAAGTTTGGTCCTGTGATTGGACTCAACGCCAACATCTTGAGAGACTTTGTGGACTTCACTGCCAAGAACGCACTGAACGAAATTGGTATCAAGTATATGGAACCGGCACCTAAATCAACACCTATTCCATGGTTCAACAAACACGTGGACACCAGCAAGAAACAAACTGCACTGCAGGAGAACGAATCGACTAATTATGTTATTGGCATAATGAGCGACAGCATTGACTATGAGGAGTTACCAGAATTATGATGCAACAAGATATTAGAAAACATTTAGACAAAATTAACGAGATGATGCAAATCAACGAAGATCCTATCACACAATTTGCCAGTTCAGCACACGAAGAATGGCGTCGTAATTTTGATCCTACAGGAACAAAGCCCAGGATCAAAAAGAACAGCGACGGATCTGAAGGCGATATCAACCAACCATTTGATAAGATTCACCCGGACTGGCAAAGGGAAAACTTGGCCGCAGGTAAAGCAGCCGCCGACGCTGTGGCCAAATTTTCTACTGACATGGAAAAAGCCGCAGAGTACATTCACATTGAATGGATGAAGCGCAATCCCAAGGCCGACTATAATGCGGCACAACATGTACCCTATGATCAATTGCCCGAAGATGAAAAAGAAAAAGATCGTGTACATGTACGTACAATGATGAAACTATTAGGAAAATAAAATGCAAGCTATTTTATGGAGCAAATATCATTGTCCCTATTGCGATCAAGCCAAGGCACTGTTAAAACAAAAAGGCATTGCTTTTGAAGAACGCAAAATTGGAGATGGATACACCCGAGAAGAATTGTTAGAAGCAATCCCCACAGCCAGAACAGTACCACAGATTATCCTTGACGGAGAACTTGTGGGTGGATTTACAGAACTCAAAGCTAAACTAACAGAAAGCGTCCAATGACACAACTAGCACTAGAAACAAATCAAGTATACACATTCAAAATGAACTCCGGCGAAGAAATGGTAGCCAAAGTAAAACATGCCGACGGCAACTGGATTGTGTTAGAAGAACCAGTAAGTATTGCTCCAGGACCGCAGGGCATGGGCTTGATCCCCAGCTTGTTTACTGCAGATCCCAAGGAAGAAATTAAGTTAAATACTAACAGCGTTTCTTTGGTATCCAAGACTGATGATTCAGTCAAGATGAAATACTTGGAAGCAACAACTGGTATCAAAGTACCAGAAAAAAAACTTATACTAGGATAACATGCCATCAGTACAGCGACAAGGTGATTCAGACTCAGGGGGCGGTGTTGTAACATCAGGCATTAGCTCGGTGCGCACCAACAACAAGCCCACGGCTGTGATTGGCCTAGCTGTCAGTTTTCATGGTAAAAAAGCACATGCAGGTCCACAAACAGCAGGCGGTGTGGGCAGTGTGCGAGTAGCAGGCAAACCTATCAGTGTCACAGGCAATGCCGACACCTGTGGTCATACCCGCACCGGCGGTAGTAGCAATGTAAGGGCAGGATAATGGCAGGCCCAGGATTTTCAACGCCAGGAACA